GGCACAAGCGGCTGGCTTGCCACGCGACGAATGGCTGCGTCAATTATTGCGGAGGACGCGAAAGTGAAACATAACGCCTGAGATAACCCGCCGAGCGTTAGCGAAGGTCGGGTTGATTGACTTGTTAGAAGTCTTGGAGGAGAGAATGAAAGAACTGTCGATGTTGAGGGACTGGCAAGCAATGTACCAACAGATTGCTTTGCAGTTTGCCGGAAGCGCAGAAGGCGACGAAGCGCTACGCGAAAGCAAGCGATACGGGATGGCCGCTGACGCGATAGAGAGGCTTGACAACGAAGTACGCTCCTTACTGGAAGACAAGAAGCGCCTTGACAGCAGGCAGCTTGTGACATTTGAGCGCGACGAATTTGGCGAAGTGTATGAGGTTTGGCGCTGCAATTTTGATTTGCGCAGGGCGATTGATCTTGGGATGGAAAAGCAAACCATGCGCTTGGATAAGGTGACTTCTAACGCAAGCGGTAACCAGCCGCAGCCGAGGCGCTGATGCGGCAGCGGGAAAGCCTGTGTTCTGCGGTCTGGTTGACCAACCTGTTCGGCGGCCTTTTAAATGGAAGAGAAATGCAAACGAAAATTAGCCTTGATGACGTGAAAGCAAAACTGAAGGGACATGGATACGGCGGACTTTATTGCCCTGGCGAGTGCGGCTGCACACTTGACGACCTCGCGCCCTGTGGCGAATGCACGCAGGAAGACAACGAGGATTACATCAACGGATGCAACCCTGGCTATGTGTTCTACAAACAAGACTCGTCGGCGCTTAATTTTTGGATGGTGCGCGGCACGAACCAAGAACCATCTCGCGAGGAATGGGTTCAACTTGAGAGGCAAATTGGATGACGCCGAACGCAGAAGTGAAAGGCGGCGGCCAATGAACTCAACGAAGAACGAAAGCGGGTGTTCCGCCGTCCTTTCGACTGACGGGTTATGCATTGGAGGAAAAATGAACGTACCGAACCGCAAAGAAGGCGAAAGCGAACTAGAGCACCTGCGTCGCAAGGAAATTGCCTTCGGCATTTGGCAGGGCGATGCACTCGAAAGAATGCACAACCTCGCAGCCGATCTTGCGCAGGCCGAAGCCGACCGTGACAAATACAGACTGGCGCTGATTCAACTGCATGACGCCCTCGGAGTTGCTGCGAAATTTGCGATGCTGGAAGCGCACGAAATCAGCGCGGATTGCTTCGCTCGGGACTTCGCGCCGTTCCGCAACGTGATGTCGCACCACGGCGTTGAACCTTACGCCAAGCCGAAGCGGGCACGGAAGGCGGCGGCAAATGCATAACTAAAGAATATACGGAGCGTGCAAGGTATGCCCTACAGAAACCGAACCCGTCAAAGCGCCAAGATGGCCAAGGCGCGATTGCGCGAGGAAGGCGAAGCGCCAGATTACCCGGTGACTCTACCTGACCTCCGGCGCACGATCATCGTGGTCGACCATGACTTCGGCGATGTAGAGCATCGAATCGACCTATTCAAAACGCGCCGCGTTGATTGTTACCGCGTGGTCGCTGATGGCCTGGAGTGGAAAGAGCGCATGGGCTGGTCGCGGATTCTTGCTGCGTTGAGGAAATCGTTCCTCCGTGTGCGGTCCGCGTGATGAAAAGCCAAATTAGCGCGCTTGTGCCTGAGATGACCGCAGCAGAGCTTGCGGCGAATCTGGATAACCCGGTCTGGCGTCTATCGTCTGGGCTTTACAAAATAATCATCAAGGGCGATGACGACGAGGACGGGCTTGTTATCAAGTTCAAACCGAACAGCGCACAGTCCCGGTTTATGGCTAGGCTTTGGTATAGAAATATTATCCTCAAGGCCAGGCAGCGGGGATTTACGACGCTAATCTGCATGCTATGGCTCGACACTGCACTGTTTTCAAAGAATCCATTGCGCTGCGGCATTATTGCCCACAATCGCGAAGCAGCAGAAGAGATTTTCCGGGACAAAGTTAAATTTGCCTATGACAACCTTCCGGATTCTTTGCGCCAGGCGATGCCGCTGGCGACCGAGAACAAAAGCGAGTTGTTGTTTGCCCACAATGGTTCGAGTATTCGAGTCGCTACGTCAATGCGTTCCGGAACAATACACCGCCTGCATGTATCGGAATTCGGCAAGATTTGCGCGAAATACCCAGACAAGGCCAAGGAAGTCGTCACGGGATCAATCCCGGCCGTTCCGAAGACGGGAATTCTGGTTATTGAATCGACGGGAGAAGGAAGAGAAGGCCCGTTCTATGAAATGACTGAGCGTGCCCGCGCTCTGGACGAGAAGCGCGCGAAACTTACCGAAAAAGATTACCGCTTTCACTTCTCGGCATGGTGGGAAGACCCAGGATATGAGATTGACCCGGCTAGTGTGTTGATCACGCCGGTTTATCAAAAATACTTCAACGCAGTTGAGGCGAGGATACTCAGGAAACTGAGCGACCGACAACGCGCCTGGTACGTTGCGACATGCGAAAGCGACTTCAGCGGCGACCAATCGCTGATGTGGCAGGAATATCCAAGCTTTGCAGAAGAAGCATTTCAGGTATCGACCGAGGGCTGCTACTACGCCGAGCAGTTGGCAAAAGCCCGCACCAGTGGGCGCATCATGCGCTGCTTGCCGATGGTCCCGGCGCCGATCAATACCTTCTGGGATATCGGCCGTGGTGATATGACTACGATTTGGTGGCACCAGTACGCCACGTTGCAGCATCGTTTCCTGCGCTACTACGAGAACAGCGGCGAAGACCTGATTCACTACGCCAACTACCTGCAGCGCATGGCTCAGGAGCACAATTACGTCTATGGCACGCACTACCTGCCGCATGAAGCAGACTACAAGCGGATGGGGAAGACGGCCGACACGAACCAGACGCTCAAGGAAATGCTCGAGGAGTTGATGCCAGGCCAACGTTTCCAGGTTGTCCCGCGTGTCTCGAACTTGATGGCCGGCATTCAGGCGACCCGTGGAGCGTTTGCGTCTGCCTGGTTCGATGAAGAGGGTTGTGACCAAGGCTTGAAGCGGCTGGGCAACTACCGTAAGAAGTGGAACAAGCTACTTGGGTGCTGGAGCGACGAAGACCAGCAGGATGACAATTGCCACGGTTCGGACGCCTTCCGCCAGTGGGGGCAGGAAGTTGATGCCGGCAACACGTTTGCTACTGGAACGCTTCCAAGCAAGGGACTCAAGCGCAGGGGTTCGGCTATGGCGGTATGATTCGTTGCAAGCATGGCTGAATGGTGGCTGCTTACGCTCCCGTACTGCACATGCGGGCGCCTTTCGAGGCGGCATCCTCCTTTCGGATAGTTTCGACGTCCGTTTAACCCCGATGGCTGCCGGGTAATGTGCAAAGCAGCCGCAAGACGCATGGCGATTAGAATTTAGATGTTTCACAAATCAGGGTTGGTATCCCAGCGGTCACTCCATTGAAACCGTGAATAACCTTAGTCGCCAGCCGTGTTGTACAACAGCCAAGCAGCCCCGGCAGAGAATAGGGGCTGCGCCAATTCCAGTCTCTTAATCCACGTTGCAAGCATGGCAGTCTCCGATTTGTTCAACATCGGAGCCAGCCATGGGCGTCAGTCTCGACCTTCGCAAAGCCGCTTTCCACCGCCTGCATGGGGATATTCTGGCCGTTTACACATGGGTCAATGATGAGCGGGCTCTGGTTCTGCTTCCTGCCCACCGGGCGCAAGGCTCCCCATGGTTCGTTGTTTGCGAATCGGCGGCCTACAAATACGAGAACACCGCCTACCTGGCACAACAGGCGGCAAAGGCTGCAGAGGTTCTTGGCATGGATGAATGCAGCAGCACCGCATTCCGCATCGCCAACATCATCATCGAAGGAATTGGCGATCTAATCCGCCTGCCGCACGCGCCCGACCCCGAGTTGCAGTCCGCATCCATTGGCGAAATGAAGCTGATGGCCGATGGTGTTCAGATCGGTGGCGAAGACATCATCCTCGAAACAGAGACGCCGCAGTATGGATGAAGTTCGCTCCATTCGCGGCAAGGCGCCCGGCGATCAGTACAGCGACTGGCTCGATGCTGGCGCGAATCTCCCTGCTGAATTGCCGCCTGAAAACGTTCTGGATTCTCAGCCGGCCAGGGATCTACTGTCAAAGCTGTTGTCCTGGTTCTACCTGGAGCGCGAGAAGCAATCCACAAATCGCTTTGAAATGGCGATGGATCATTCGTTCTACGACAACGAGCAATGGGATCCCGAAGACGCTGCTGCATTGAAAGATCGCGGCCAGATGCCGCTGGTGCTGAATGAAGTTGCGCCGATGATCGATTGGCTGATTGGCACCGAGCGCCGTTCGCGTGTCGATTGGCGTGTGCTGCCGCGCACCGAAGACGATGTGCAGATGGCCGATGTCAAAACAAAGGTCTTGAAATACGTCAGCGATATCAACCGCACCCCGTATTTGCGATCGCGCGCTTTTGCCGATGCCGTCAAGGGTGGCGTTGGTTGGATAGACGACGGCGCACGCGACGACCCAACGCAGGACATCCTCTACTCGCGCTACGAAGACTGGCGCAATGTGCTGTGGGATTCTTCCGGCTATGAATTGGACCTGTCTGATTCGCGTTATTTGTTCCGCTGGCGCTGGGTGGATGAAGACATTGCCGTGATGATGTTCCCGGAGCGTAAAGCCCAGATACAGCAGCAGGCATGCGAGGATGCCGGCGCCTGCAGCGCTCAAGAGGAAGAGGACTCCTGGTATCTCGGCGAAAACCTGAGTTCGAACGAATCAGGCACGATTACCGCCTCTGGCACCGGGTCGATGATCGATATGCAACGCCGCCGAGTCAAATTGATAGAGGCGCAGTATCGCCATCCCTGTATGTGCAAGGTGGTTTCTGATGGGCCGATGAAGGGCGCCTTCTTCAATGAGCATGATCAGGTATTGGCTCATGCTGTTATGGCCGACCGCTCAACCATTGTCGACCGGATCATGATGCGCGTGCATTTCGCCGTTTGCACTGAGGCGCACATGCTGTCTATGGGGCCGTCTATCTATCGGCACAATCGTTTCTCGCTGACACCGGTATGGTGCTATCGCCGCAACCGCGACCGCTTGCCATACGGCGCAATCCGCCGGGTGCGCGATCTGCAGCAAGACTTGAATAAGCGCGCCTCGAAGGCGCTGTTCATGCTCAACACCAATCAGATCATTGCGACCGATGACGCGACTGATGATTGGGCGAACTTGCGTGATGAGGCTGATCGCCCAGATGGTCTGATCGTCCGTAAAAAGGGTTCAGAGCTTACTATCAGGCACGATACCGATGGCGCCACCGGGCAAGTCCAGATGATGACGCTGGACGCCCAAAGTATTCAGAAGTCTGCCGGCGTCTCCCAGGAGAACATGGGGCGCCAGACCAATGCAGTATCGGGCGAGGCCATCAAGGCGCGGCAACTGCAGGGCGCTGTAGTCACGACCGAGCCATTCGATAACCTGCGCTACGCCACTCAGGTTTCCGGCGAGAAGCAGTTGAGTTTGATCGAGCAGTTCTACACCCAAGAGAAGGTCATTCGTCTGACCGGCAACAAGGGCAAGCTTGAGTGGATCAAGATCAACCAGCCCGAGCAACAGCCGGACGGTTCAACCAGATTCATCAACGACATCACAAGCGCCCAGGCCGATTTCATGGTTTCCGAGCAGGACTATGCCGGATCGTTGCGCGGCGTCATGTTCGAAAGCCTGAACCAGATGGCCGGCCGCCTGCCGCCGGAAGTTTCCCTGCGCTTGCTGACCATCGCCATGGAATTCAGCGACCTTCCGAACAAGGACGAAATTGCCGAGGCCATCCGCCGTCTTACCGGTGAGCGGGATCCAGACAAGGAAATGACGCCAGAGGAAACGCAGCAGGCGCAGGAACAAATGCAGATGCAGTCCGAATCCATGCAGATGCAGCGTGAGCAAGCCATGCTTGCCCTGGAAGAGCAACGCGCCAAGGTGCGCGAACTCAACGCCAAGGCGGCACAACTTGAGGCTGCAGCCGGAGCAGGGCAGGGCGGCATGCCGGCGGACGTACAGCAAGCCATCCGCCAGGTGCAATCGCAGGCCGCCGACCAGATCGACCAATTGGCGCAGCAACTGGCCAAGGCACAAACCGAACTGGCGAACCGAACTATGCAGATTGGCCGTGAGTCGGATGTGAAGCTGGAAGTAGCGAACATCGAAGCCGACACCAAGATTCGTGTGGCCGAAATCCAGGCCAACACCAATCGTCAGATCGTCGCGCTGGAAAAGAAGATGGAAGAATTGATGGAGCAGTTCGGCCAACCTGAAGAAGAGCTTACCGAAGAACAACAGTGAGGAAAAAATAAATGGATATCGCAACCATCGTTTCAATAGCGTTGTTCGTACTCGGTGGCGTCTTTAGCGTTATTGGCTACCTTCTTCGCCAGAAGGATGTCGAACAGGGGGAGCAAATCAAAATGCTATTCCAAAGAAACGACGAGAGGCAGAAACAAATGCAAGACCTCGAAGTCCGCATGGCTTCTCATTATTACCCAAAAGACGAGCTAGACCGGAAGTTCGACAAGCTGGAGGGGACGTTAGCCGAAGGGGTGCGGAGGATTGGCGCCAAGATAGACGAGTTTGGCCGCGCGCTCATGAAGCACATCATCGATGAAGATGGAAGGAAATAAAGTGGACAACAAGAAGACGATTGCGAGTGGCGCGGCGGCAATTGTTGTTGCCATCGCGGCATTCATCATGCCGTTCGAGGGTTTGCGCACCAAGGCGTACCCAGACCCAGCCAATCCGCACCTGGCGACCATCTGTTACGGCGAGACGCAGGGCGTTCATTTTGGCGACACTGCGACCAAGGAAGAGTGCGTCGAAACGTTGGTTGCACGAATCCCGGATTACCTCGTTCCAATCGACAAGATGCTGCCCGGCCTCCCGGACGAACGGCGCATTGCCTACGCTGACGCGGCATGGAATATGGGCGTCGGCATCATCAAACGGCGCAGCAAAGACCAAGCCGGAAACGAGATTCCCGGCACCAGTATTTACGACATGGAGAAAGCCGGGAACTGGCAGGGCGCATGCAAGCGCCTGCTGGTTTTCATCACGGCAGACGGCAAGGTGTTCAAGGGTCTGGTACGTCGCCGGCAAGCCGAATATCGCCTTTGTATGGGGGAAACATGATGCCAAACGATGAAGAGGCTGCCGTATGCAACCCATCTCCAATTTACTTGCCTTTTGGCTGGGCGGCCGCGAGTCTGGCCGAAAGCGCCAAAGCAGCGGCGAGAGCAACCCATGCCGCTCAATCGATGGCGCAGTTATCGTTGGCGCTGTTCTTTATGGCGCTGGAGACGCACTGAATGAACCTATCCGCCATTGTCGCAGTTGTTCTTTTCTGGCTCGGCTCTTGTGCTGGTTCCGTTTGGCTGGGCTGGGATTACCGGGACGCAAAGGTGGCACAACAGAAAGAGAAGGCAGTAAATGACGCTCTTCAAAAGGCTAGCAAACAGGCGACGGCTGATATGGCCGCAGCGATTGAACGAACCGCAACTGATGCCGTTGCCGCAGAGCGCGCAAGAAAAGCTAAAGCCTCTGGCATTAGCGATGCGGTTGGTGCTGCTCGGAGTGATTGCGTGCGCAGTGTTGAGTCAATTCGGCTGCTCAACGTTGCCATTGACGCCGCCAACGGTGCCAAGGATTCCACCACAGGCGTGTCTCTCAAATTGTCCAGAACTGCCAGTCCTGGCGGATGGAAAGGACTTGTCAATTCGCCTGTGGGAGTACGAAACGATTGATCTTTATGGGGCATGCCGCAGGGCACATGAAACATGCGTCAAGTGGATCATCGAGTGGATCAAAGAGTAATGCAGTTATTTCTTAAAACCGGCTAATACAGGAGGCACACCATGTCGGATTTCCATGGCCCGAAGGTTCTACTTGACGGCGCAACAGCGGCAGCAACCAGTGAAGTTGCCGATTCTTTTTCTTACCCTGGCGTCAAGACAATTCATGCCGTGGTAAAGGGAACGGGCGCGTTACTGCCACCATCATTATTGATGTGTCGAACAACGATACTGACTGGATCGAGAACGCGGCAACGATCACGTTGAGCGGAACCACTAGCGCCAGCGACGGTTTTGTCATGGATGCGAATTGGGCTGCCATTCGGGCACGGCTGACTGACATATCCGGAACTGAAGCAGAGGCAAGCGCCATCTTGAGTGCCTGACGTTGCAAGCATGGCAACCTCGAAGCCTCTATAACCCTGTCAAGGAGTGACTCGATGAGTACCGAACTGGATAAAGACATTGCTGCAACCATGACTCCGGAGGAACTGGAGGCGATCAACGCCGAAGCTTCTCCGGAAGAGCAACTGATTATGCGCCAGCAGGCCGAAGCTGATGCCGATGGTGAGGATGACGGCGATGATGACGCGTCCGATGCCGAAGAAAGCAAGGCGAATGATTCTGATGCGAACGGTCAGGAAACCAAGGTCGACGACACGAAAGAAGCCGCAGCAACCACAAGCGGCGATGTCCAAGGCGACGAACAAAAGCTACCGGTGGCCGACGAAGCGGACGGCTTCAAGCCAAAATATGTGGCGCAACTGCCGGAAGGCTTTGCCGACAAATTGACGGCGTTGGCCGAACAAGAAAACGCGCTGTGGGCCAAGTTCGAGGCTGGCGAAATTGATCGCGCTGAAATGCGCGCTCCGTTGCGCGCTATCGAGGCGGAGCGTTCTGAATTGAGAAAACTGCAGGTCAAGGCGGAAATCTCTACCGAAATGACGCAGCAGTCGGCAGCGCAGGAATGGGAATGGAGCGTCAAGCGCTTCGTTGCGCAAGTTGCCAAGAACGAGAAGATCGACTACACCAAGGACGCCGACAAGCAGGCCGACCTTGATATGTTCGTCAAGGCGCTGGCAAACGATGCTCGCAACAACAACAAACCCAACGACTGGTTCCTGGAAGAAGCGCACCGCTTGGTAAAAGCCAAGAACGGCATTGCTGTCACGACTACGCCGGCACAACAAACCGTCGCAGAAGCGAAGGAAGCACGCAAGCCGCCAGTGGCAAACGTACCGAAAACTCTGGCGCAAGTTCCCGGCGGCGAAGGGCCGGGAGACTTGGCTGGTGAGTTTGCCAACCTGGACACTCTGAGCGGCATGGAGCTTGAAAACGCTCTTGCCAAAATGACGCCAGCGCAGCGCGAACGCTACTCGCAGGGGTTGTGATGAGCGAACCGCTATCAACTCTGATAGTGGATGTACGGCCGGGGGAAAGGCTGTCGATTTCCTCCGGAAGCGAAGTTTCAATCGAACTGGTCAAGAAGTCCGGCCAGTTGGCACGGCTCCGGGTATCCGCTCCCAGAGACGTGAAAATCGAAAGGCAGGAAGTTGTTGAATCACGTTGCAAGCATGGCTGAATAGTACCTGCAGGTAGAGCTGTGAGGCGCAGGAAGTGCCCCATCAATTGTTTAGTAATTTTTTGAGGGCACTTCAATGGCACGCACCATCATCGGCGTCAATGACGCAAAGGCAGTGAAGCGTTGGTCCGGACTTCTGGCATACGACACTTCGCAAAAATCATATTTCAACCAGCGTTTCATGGGGCGCGGCGCCGAAGCCGAAGTTCCCGTTCAGATTCTGACCGATCTGGAATCCGATGCCGGCGAGCAGATTGCTTACGATCTGTTGGCCGAACTCAAGATGGCTCCCGTCGAAGGCGAGGACACGCTTGAGGGCAAGGAAGAGAAGCAGAGTTTCTACACCGATACTCTGTACATCGACCAAGCCCGGTGCGGTGTCAATACCGGTGGCCGCATGACGCGCAAGCGCACGCTGCATAACCTGCGCGAAAAGGCCAAGCGCCAGCAATCAAGCTGGTGGGGGCGTCTGATGGATGAACTGCTGTTCATCTATCTGTCCGGCGCACGCGGCATCAATGCCAACTTCCTGTTGCCCATTGGTTATACCGGCCGCGCCAGTAATGCGCTGGTGACTCGCGACACAAGCCATGTGCTGTACGGCAACGACGCAACCGATATCACCAATATCGACAGCAACGACAAGTTCGATCTTCGCCTGATCGATCGCGCCAAGACCAAGGCCGATTCGCAAGGCGGCGGCGCTACCGGCATCCCGGTTCTGCAGCCCTGCAAGATCGACGGCAACGAGACGTTTGTCTGCGTCATGCACACCTTCCAGGAAGATGATCTGCGCTCGAATACGGCGACGGGTCAATGGCTCGACATCCAGAAGGCAGCGGCAGCGGCCGAAGGCAAGAATAGTCCGCTGTTCAAAGGTTCGCTCGGTATGTATCGCGGCGTAATCCTGCACAGTCACCGCAATGTAATCCGTTTCAACACCTGGGGCTCCGGCGCAGTTGAAGGCGCGCGCGGCTTGTTCCTTGGTTCGCAAGCGGCTGTCGTGGCTTTTGGTTCGCCCGGCACAAATCTGCGCTTCGACTGGCACGAAGAAACCCGCGACAACGGCGACAAGGTTGTGATTTCGACAAGCGCGATCTTCGGCACCAAGAAGGTTTCTTACACCACTGAAGCAGGCGTGCAGGACTTCGGGGCTTTCGCTCTGGATACCGCTGCTGCTGCCCGATAAGGAGTAATCAACATGGGTACTTTTTCAAATGCCTCGGCCGCCAATGACTACATGACCGGCCGCAAACCTCTGCCGACTCCACAAGGGCAGGAAATTGTCGCGTGTCGTTTCACCATCGCACTGGCTGCTGGCGACCTTGATCAGAACGACATTGGCGCCTTTGCCAAATTGCCGGCTGGTTGTGTTCCGGTCGATGTGCTTGTCGATGCTACTGATCTGGATACGGGGTTAAGTGCTGCGGCAGAAGTGTTCACCGTTGGCGTAATGGCGACTGCTGACGCTACAGCGCTTTCGACGGCGGCTGCCGATGGCGGCGGTGCTTGGGGTGCTACTACTGCCGTGAAGACAGCTTTCCAGCAACGCATCACGCCGACGCTCAACAACATGGCCAGTGTCACACCAACGGCAACTGATCGCCTGGTTGGCGTGATTGTGACGACAGCACCGGAAACGATTGCCGCCGGCACGCTTGGTCTGACCCTGCTGTATCGCGCTGCACCGTAAAGCTGCCCCCGCTTTCATCACGGCCCTTTCCTGGGCATCACGGCGGGGAACTTCGGTTCCCCGTTTTTTTAAGGACTGATCAATGAAACTCGAAACAACTATTCCTCCGCGCAAGGATGGCACGGTGAATGCCGAATTCTCCGGCATTGTCTATCGATTCACACCGGATGAGCATGGCCGCTTGGTAGCCGAAGTCGGCAATGAGACGCACATCGCGACTCTTCTTGCCACCGATATGTTCCTACCGGCGGACGAAAACGATTTTGCGCGAGCCTCCGAAATTGCCAACACGGAAACAACGGAAGAGGGCGAAGACGATGGCGAAGGTGATGGAGAGGGCGAAGAAAGCCTTGATGCTCTACCCCTTGAAGCCGTAACGCCACCCTCTCACCGTCGTGCCCGTAAGGTGAAGTGACGTGATCAAGCTATGGTCGGCCTTCCTGCCTGACTTATTGCCACATGTGCCGGAATGCCCAGAAATCCTTGCTGAGCATGAATTGCGCCGCGCCGCTCAGTTATTCTTTGAGAAAACACGGGCGTGGAAGGTTGAGCTTGAGGCCATTCCGGTAGCGGCTGGGGACGTGACCATTCAAGTCATGCCAGACGATTCGAAACAAGAAATCGTGCGGATTGAATCGGCCTGGTATGACGACAAACCGCTCGACATCCTGCAACACGAATCCTATAGATCGACAAGTGACTGGAAAGACGACACCGGAACACCTTGCGAGATTTGCCTATTAACCCCGGCCGAGGCTCGACTGTATCCCATTCCTGACGCGGCGGCGACTACCGGACTGCGCTGCAATGTTTCTGTGAAGCCTTCGGACAGTTCAAGCGGAATCCCGGACAACCTGTTTTCCAAATTTCGCGATGCGATTGTCAAGGGCGCCAAATTTCAATTGATGCTGTACCTCAATAAGCCCTGGTCTTCTCCAGAAATGGCAGTTGCTTTCAGCCGCATGTTCGACGCCGACATTGCTGCCGCTACCGTATCTGCAGCAAGAGGGTTTGGTGCGGCGCGCATTCCCTCACGCATCAAGTGGTGCTGACATGACCATTGCCGTCAATGACATTCTCGCCCGCGCCGGGATTCTGCTCAACGATGTGGCCGAGCGGCGCTGGTCGGCCACTGAAAAACTCGGCTGGCTCAATGATGGCGCTCGGGCTCTCGTCACCTTCAAGCCGGATGCTTGCGTCAAGACGATTGATGTGACGCTGGTCGCTGGCGCTAAACAAGCGCTGCCTGCCGATGCCGTGGTGGTCATTGAAATGCGCAGCGCGACACAAGCGCCAATCCTACCCTGCGACAAGACGGCGCTGGATGCCTTCGCGGCTGGCTGGACGGTCAAGCCAACCGCTTCAACGGTCAAGAACTTCATGGCCAGCCCGAATGACCCGCAGGTGTTTTGGGTATATCCGGCGCAGAACGACACACCGGCAACGCTGAAAGTAACGTACTCGGCTTACCCGGCCACCGCCGTTGTCGGTGGAACGATCAACGTCATCGACGGTTATTACGACCGCCTGCTGAATTACCTGCTGTACCGCGCCATGTCGAAAGACGCCGAATTTGCCGGATCGGCTGAAATGGCCGCGTCCTACTACAAACTTTTTGTTTCATAAACAACCGCAAGGAGAATCACCATGTCCGCAGCTTCCGATTATCTAGAAGGCGCCTTACTCGAACACTTCCGTGGTACGCAATTGCCCCTGCCGTCAGGGTATTTCATCGCCCTGCATACCGCCGATCCGACCGATGCGGCTCTGGTTGCGACTGAAGTGACAACGGGTGCGTGGCCTGCTTATGCCCGCCAAACGGTTGGTACGCCTCTGAGTAGTGCCTGGGCTGCGGTTTCGACCGAGGCCGGTGGCGGCAAGCAGATTTCCAACGCCAATACGATCAATTTCCCGGCCAACAATGGTGCCGCCTCTGTGGTGGTGACGCACTTCTCGGTATGGGATGCGGCAACCAACGGCAATATGCACATGAGCGCCGCATTGACCGCAGCCAAGACCATCGACCCGACCGATATTTTCTCGGCAATCCCTGGTTCGCTGCGCCTGATCGTTCGGTAATCCATGCTCAACGGATCGACATTAAATGGCAGCGCCTTAAATGGTGACTACCAGTTACTCAACGCCTATGGCGATGGCGAAGGTGCCATTGCCTATGTGGCCGAGGGTGAAGGTCTTCGCCTGCGTCATTTTAATGTCCTTTCCGTGGCCTCGTTTGCTGGAGAATTGCAGGCGTCTGCAATCAGATATTCGACGTTTTCCGCCAACGCTGTATTGGTTGGGCAACTCGATGCCAGCGCACAGCGGGTAGGGTTTAGCTACTCCCCGGTGATTTCATTCGAGAGCAGTCTTTACTACACCAAGACTGCTTTTGGTAGTGGTAATGCCATCGTGGAAATTGGCGCGGCCGGCTATGTCGGCATTGTCTTCATCGACGGCGAGGCCGTTCTGGTCTATGCCGGTGAAGGCGATGGCCTGCGGGCGAAAACCGGGGGCGGCAGTGCGATTGCGTCAATGGTTGGTCAAACCGACGACTACCTGCGCGCTATCCGGGTGCCAATGCCTGCGGCAACCGCCTATTCGCCGTTTGCGGCCGAACTCGATAGCGCCCATATCCATGCCGGAGTTGTCTACAAGGACGGCTTCGGCAATGCCGTGCTGTCTTTGCTGGCCGAGGACGGCGGAATGCGCCGGCAAGTCTTCCTGACCTCGATGGATATTGACAGCGCCGGTTCGTTGCTCGGAACAACCCGGCAACACGCAAGCGGCTCGGCGGTGTCCTCAATCGTGCTGGCCGAAGCCTTCAGGATAGAGCGGTGTGGCTATGGCGACTTGATTCTGGCGCTACCGCCAGAACTGGCCGCTGATATTTTCGTGCGCGGCGCTGGGAGTGCAGCAGCAACCGTCGCAGCCAACTTTCAAGCCGGTGCGGTACGCAGGGCGGAACTGGTCGGCGAAGCGGAAATTAGCGCGGCGCTGTCTGGATTACGAGCAAAAACAAGTCCGGCCAGTGCGGTTCTATTGTCGGCCGCTGAACTGGCCGCGTTGCGCACACAAAGGGCAAACGGAGTCGCAGTTCTGTATGTGCCGGTGGCAATGGATCGGGTGGCCGTTATTGACCTGGAAGCGAATGACATTGATCGCCAGCAGTTTTATCGGTCGGCGACGGAGCGCTACTTTGCACGAGCGGCCAGGGCGACAACATGGGAGCGGGGATGAAAGTCGGAACATTTAGCAAACAGCCAGGCGAAATCATTATCAATTCCGTCAATTACGACGACTCGCTCGATGAGGGCGATACCGTAGATACGGTGGTGTCCTGCACGGTCGCACCGGCCGGCTTAACGATCAGCGCCATGCTGGCAAGCAATAAGCGGGTGCGCATCTTGTCATCTGGCGGCACGGACGGGGTGAGCTACAAAATCACCCTGATCGTAGATACCGCCAATGGCGAACGCTTCGAGGATGAACTGATTTGTAAGGTGAAGGAAATTTAATGGCTGAATTATTCAAGAACAATGTTTCCGTCTTGCTGGCCGGTGCCATCAATGCCTCGCAAACCACGATAACGGTCAATGATGGAAGTCTTCTGCCATCACCAAGCGGCGGCGACTTCTTCCGCCTGACATTGATCGAGCGAAATACCAACGAGATTGATTGGGAAATCGTCAAAGTCAGCGCCCGCAGCGGCAATGATTTGACAGTCTTGCGCGGACAGGAAGGCACTACCGCAAGAACCTGGGCAGACCTGACGCGCTGTGAAATGCGGGCGACCGCTGGCGCGCTGGAGGCATTGGCGGCAAACACCATGAAAACGGATGTCGCTCAAACCGTCACCGCCAACAAATCATTCAACGACGGCACGATGATCCTCAAAGGCGCGACGAGCGGCACGACGACGCTTAAAGCGGCTGCGGTTGCAGGGACAGGCGAAGTCAATTTCCCGACGACGGGTACTCTGGCGACAACCTCGCAGCTTCTCGGTGGCTTCAAGAACAAGATTATAAACGGCGATTTTAGTGTTTGGCAGCGTGGAGTAAGTGTTACCCCGCTAATTAACGACCTGCAAAGTTACACCGCTGATAGATGGGTCAGTTATCAAACCGGCACGCTTACTCCCATACTTCGACTTGCTGGGCCAACGGGCAGCCCCTATTGCGGGGCATGGTACGGCGCGGCAGGAAACATCGAAGTAACGATGCTCCAGTACATCGAGAGTATCACCGCGGCGACTCTGTACGGCGCACCGATGGTTCTTGGAGTAAACATATATGCTGATGTCGCCAAGACATTCACTATTTCACTCGATACAGCCAATGGTGTTGATGCGTTTAACGCAACGACGGTTCGTGCGACAACAAACTTTGCACACCCCGGCACAGGCTGGGTATACACGACGCTCCCTTATGCGTCGCCGCACGCCGATGTGCAGAATGGAGTTCGCGTTCTCATCTCTGCTCCGACCTGCACGACAGGGACATTCGCAATTGCTAACGTCCAGTTAGAGCCTGGATCAATTGCAACTCCATTTGAGCATCGCCCGATTGGCTTGGAGCTTGCGCTGTGCCAGCGGTATTACCGGCAAGGTGCGGCAGGACTTATTGGGTGCGGCATGACTTACGCCATGGACTCCGGTGTAATTGTGCTGGCAGGGGAAATGCGGACGGCCCCTACCTTTGCCCCCCCGACTGCACCGTCGTTCAGATTTGGTAGTGCGGATTACGTAGCATCTGCATTTAACACGGCGGTGGATGCTGGGGCCGTAGTGATAGGTTTCACTTGTACGGGCGCTGCCAATGGTAACGCGGGGGCCTTGCGAGGCAGCGGCGTTTGGTCACTTTCAGCGGAGCTATAACATGACCTACAAACTCACCAACACCACCAGCATCATTCGCCTCGCTGACTCGGCTTGCATCCCGACCGACCCGGCGAATTCGGACTATCAGCAATATCTCGCATGGCTAGACGAAGGCAACACGCCTGAGCCTGCTGATCCCCCACCGCTTCCAGACTACTCAGCCCTTCGTGCCGCAGCGTATAGGGCAGAA